TACTGGTTCGCCTGGTCCAAACCACATGGCACTTCCCTTATAGGACAATTCCAACCAGATCCACCGGTTTGATATATAGCATCGAACAGGACGCCAGGCAAATTTCATTCTCCATACAGCACGATCCCGGAATGTATCACTACTGTACATCTGTTTATCTAAGGGCATTAACATAGTTATACCTGTATATCTTCCATGCCTGCTGTTCGTAGCTTTACAACATGGCCCGACATCCATTGCTTACTCTCAAGACCTTTCATGATGCCTAACCATCGATTACGTAACAATGCCACTTCATTGATCAGCGTTTCAAAATCAATTACTTCGTCCTCACCGTCAACATATTTTTCTGCATCCCTACTGGTCAAAGCTCGTGCATAACCTTCTAAATATTTTTGAAAATGTCTACGTCGTATTTTTCTCAATTGAATATTTAAAAAGTTAAGCACTGCTTCGATTTCCTGCAACTGACCATAACGATGCTCAGTAATGCCGGGCAATTCTTTGATATTGATTTCAACATAGCCACCAAGGCGACAATCTTTCTTGGCATCTATCAGCTGACTTTCGTAGTAGGACACAAAGTCTGGGATAGTACCGAGATCAGTGACTATGCGATTATACCACATGGTTAATAGTCTTCTTCGTCGTCATCGTAGTCAGCATCTTCATCATCTGATTCTTCTTCGTCATCCGAGCGATCACTGACGTAAGCATTGAGTGCTTTTTTAATTTCAGGATCACCTTTAAATGCGTCACGAATTTCGTCAGAATCAAAGTTGCTGTCTATCAACAGGTTGACCATAGCATCGGCCGCTTCGGTCCTGTCTAACGTGCCGATATAACGTTTGAGTTCTTCCCATACTGCTGCTGCTAAATCTACTGACATTTATACATCTCCTTCTGTGTCAACGTCAGGTGTACTTACCTCAGCCACTGGCTTGGAAAAATCTTGCATGACCTTGTCCAGGCAACCATCTTCGTTGCTTTCCCAGGCCTTGCGGAACTGTTTGATAACTTCGCCATCAGTTGTGGTAAAGGCCAATCTATTACCGTCTTTCTTTAGTAAGCCACGCTTTTCTGCCAAGTCTACTAGACCGCTGTAAGGATTCATACCAGTTTCATACGGAATCTTGACCTGGACGCCTTCAAAAGGTTTAGCATAGCGTGTCTTCATGACCTTGCAAGCGGCTCGAATACCCATGACATCAGAGATCTTGTTACCATCCTCGTCCTCTTTCAACTTGAGCTTTTTCATAGCAATAACAATGCTACTTGCGTAGATAAAGCCTTGTCCACCTGAGATTTTGTCATCAGGGTCAAACATGTCTTGACTAGCGTATGTGTGATTGGTACAGACCATACCCACGTTGTAATTACCAAACATGTTGACGCAGTTGCGAACCAGGGCTGTCAAGGCCTTGGGCTTACGACCCAAGTCACCTTTCATTTCGCCTGCTTCAAACTGGTTAACATCTGTAGGAGTTAACAACATACCCAGGCTGTCAATAACAAACAAGACTTTAGGACGTTCTCCGTCGGGCAGAGATTTGTATTCGCTCATGAATGTGGCAATGGTTTTTGCTACATCATCGATCATGGACATGGACAGTTTGAGAAGTTTTTCTGGGCTGGTGTCTACACCCAGGGCCTTCATCCATGATTCATCCAGGGCGTTTTCACTATCAACTAACACAACAAAGATGCCTTGTTCTTGTGCATTCTTGATAATGTTGCCGCTGCAGAAATAACTCTTGCCTGCACCGGACTCGCCTGCAAACACAGTGACCTTGCCCAAGGGTACACCCTTGTTGAAATCGCCAGAGATCAAGTAGTTGAGTGCGTAATTGCCTGTTGAGATCCAGTCTGTGGGATCGTTGAATCCGATACTGAGTCCATCAATACTTTTTGTAATTTCCTTGCGGAATTTGCTTACGTCAAATGGTTTTGCCATGTTTATTCCTTGTGTAATATAATTGAGAATCTATTATTCGCTTGTATATTTTTATACAAGATTTGCCTGTACTTTGTCAAGTTATCATTTAAATTAATAAGATTACCAATATTTAAAAAATTGCCAATTGGTTCGCGATTGTTCCGACGACACGACTCCACATACTCTACGCTCATTGAAATTGTCTCGGGAGGTTTGATCCTAATGGCTACGTAATTTAATAATTCGTTGTAGGAGTTTTCGTCGTCGTACATCAAATCAGTATCAAAGTTTTGAAACTTGTCATACAGTGTACGTCCTAAATGATTAAAGTCTATTGATAAATTAGCAGTACTGTTACTGAGACAACTCTTAGGAAAAGGATTTGACATTTCAATCCAATTCTCAATCTCGGACTTAGCACGAACATATTTAAATATTGATTCCAGCTGATGTACATAAAGATTTATGTCATCGAACTCTTTTTTGACATGTAATTTGTCTAAAATATCGCCTACCCGAACAACCGGCAACTCGTCTGGATAAATGTTATGTATTTGTTCCACTATTTCAGAATTGTTATATCTTTTACGTTGATCCACAATCACGTATTGCTGTTTTTGAAAACTTACCCAATCTGCATGTAATTTATTAAGATAAGACTGATCTAAATAAGTTAGATGGTTTGGTCTGTGAATATCGGTATTGATGATATGCTGTATTGGCATATCATTAAACTTTTGTATAATTGAGTCTAATCCATTTATATTTTGCTGGATCGTCTCGGCTGTGGGATTAAAAATCTTAAAATAATTAATTTTAAGTTGATTTAAACAATCAACATAATACTCAAGAATTTCTGAGTTAACAGATTCAAACGGTAGTACATCCCCTGAGTTCTCAAATGCCAAACAAAAATACATAATATAGATGCAGAGGATTATTAATCCTCTGCTGAGTTAAGTTTACTTCTGATTACGAGCCCGGATCATAGCCAAGATGTCCTGTGCATTTTGCCCGCCGGCTGGTTTGGCTTCAACCGGCGACGCCGCTGCTGCAGGTGCAGGAGCATCTGGCTCAAATGGAACGTCATCGTCGACTGGTGCAGAAGATTTAGCTACTGCTGCAACTGCTGGTGTCGCTGACTCTGTTGACGATCCTGCTGGTGCCTGAACTCCGGCCGGCCGGTAGTACTGTCCCCACCGCTCTGTGTCATACGGTTGACCATCCACCGAAGCTTCAAACATTTCTTTCATGACCTTTAGTTCAACATCAGTTGGTTTCTTGGGCATGAATGAAGAAAGATCAAATAATCCATATTGCTCAACTGCTGCTTGTTCAGCTTCGGTCAAGGCTGATTCTTTGCGTGACCACTTGCTTGTGTTGTAGTCGGCATATCCGCCCTTGCTGGTTTTAGCAATACGGAAGTCCAGACCACGCAACATGTCTGTTGGCAATTCCTCAAGTTCAGGATCCATAAGAGCCGACTTAATGGTTGCAAAGATTTGCGGACCGATAATGAAACGACGAATTGGATTTTCTGGTGTGCGGTCTTCGGTAATGGGATTCTCACGCACAAAGCCCTGGAACACGTAGCTACGCTTCTTCCAGTACTTGCGACCCATTTCTTCAAGACTCTTGTCTTTGAACCAGCCGCGTACTTCGGCTAGAATTGGGCATGCCTCGCCCCACATTTCTACGCATGGTACTTGTACTTGTACCTGTTTAGAATCCATCTCTCCTTTGATGCCATTGAACGGCAAACGAATCATTGCTCGTTCGACCCAGAAAAATGTGTTTTTGGAGTTTGCGTCTGGAAGAAAACGCAGGAGTGCGGAACTACCTTCTTCCATATTCCAGTGCGGATAAATTGCATTATCGCCACCACCGGATGATTGTCCACCTTTGTTTGATTCTGCTGCTTGGAGTCTTGCTCTGATTTCTGCTAAGCTGGCCATTTTGTATTTTCTCTCTAAGTTGATTTAATATGATTTAAGTTAAGTTGTCTTAAATGTTGCCTTACTACAATGCTATTATACACGACATTGTTTCGTGTTTGCTACTAATCTGGCTAAATTCGTTTCGCATCTCTTTTCGTGCTGGTTGATTTGTACAGAGGAGTAATCTTTGCCACAATACTTACAGTCTACCCTACGGTAGTGCGTGCCTTTGCGAGCCTTGTTCATTTCTATAAACTGTTTGCTTCTTGCTTCTAACGCACCAGGCTTTTGGTATATCCAGTTATTTTTACCAGATATTTTCTCTGCTACATCTGCTTTTTTCATATGATGATTATCACCACTTTTGCTTGCTACATTACGAGATATAAATTCTGGATCACTCCAAGGATGCTGACCAACAAAATTAGCCCACTTTTGCGTTTGTGCCTTTGAGGCTCCTGTATTTGGTTTACCGTAGGAATGATGAGCTTCACCTTTTTTACCGTAGTGCGGATGGTCTACTCCATATAGCGGAGCAATAGACTTGTTATCCGTTCTGTTCAACCATTTATCACTACTAACTGCCCTTGCCCGTTTCAATACACGATGCTCCCAGTTTTGAGCAACAGAAACGTCCGTAAATGTTTTACGCACCTGGATAACGTCAGGCTCGCCGTATCGAGCAATAAATTCTGCTACGTATTTGGATGAGGTTTTGTATGGATTCCAAAGATCACCTGGGTCGCAATCTTGAGCGTATCTAACGCCGTAGTAACTAATGTTTAGCTGGGTCCATCTGATGAGATATGTATATGGTATCATTTTAATAAGTTGCCTGTTTAAGTTGCCTGTTTAAGTTGTTTTTAAATCTTAATACTATTTATATCTATGTAAAAATTTATAAATTTATTTGAGCAGTTGTGCCAATCGCAAAATACGCTCTACACTCTCACTGCTCATATTACTGGGCTTGGTCATCATAACACCATCCACATCCAAATTCTCAGCTTGCACTGATTCTTGATCTTGGGGTGGTGTTGCAGCAGCAGTCGGGTCAGTGGGAGGGATCTCTATATTGATCCCTAGTTCGGCCAATCTGGCTTGCACCAAAGGTCTAGCGTCGGCGTTGGCATCTTCAGCAGCCAAGTCAGCCAGCTGATCGAACAATTCGTCGTCGCCAAACACATCATACAGTTGTTCTGTGGCATTGGTTGCATCTGGCCCCACTGGCATCTCTTGTGCCATGAGTTCTTTCAATTTTGATTCACTAGCAGGCGAGTCGGGAGTTGCCCAAGTACCTTCAGTTACTGAATCAGCCCAGGATTCAAATTGATCTGCTTCTTTCATGTCGTTGTATCTTCCCATTTCGGATAGTTTTGTCAACAACGGAATAGCTTCTTCAATTCTGCTGTCCAGTGACTGCTCAATAAACATGTTTCTAATTGAATCAGTTAGATCCTGTGCATTGGTTGCTGCTGCAGGATCGTAGCTTTCTAATTCGCGATGATACCCGCGTTGACTTATAATTCGTTTGGCTTTGTCTTTGAGGTCTTGATAATGACGAATAGCAGTTTCGCACATAGCAGCAGCGTCGCCACTGAACTGCTTGCTTCTAGCAGCTCGTACAAATTTAGACAGTGTACTCATTTCGCTGACAATTTCGTTAATGTGCTGACCAAAAGCATCGTAAGGATTTCCGCCTTCGCTGATATGTCGCGACAGCATTCTTCCGTGAGCAAGATTTTTGCTAGGAACTTTGAATCGTTCACCATCCTGTGTTTCCACAAACAAGCTTTCAATATTTCTGTAACGCTTGTCACCTTCGCCCAAGGGACGATTGTGTTTGATTACCAGTTTGACCTGCTTGGGTTGATCACTGTAGCTGAACTTCTTGTTACCGTAATAGCCTTCAAACAGGCCTTCTTTGATGGCTGCAATGCCTTGCATGGTGTACTTGAGACGGTTGAGATTTTCGATATCAAATCCCATTAAGTTGTTACGAACACTGAATTCCTTTATTTGATTTAAGAATTCGTACCATTCGCTTTTGTCGGCACCTTCCATGCTGCGACCAAGATTATCACCGAAAAATATTTTTAAGTTGTTGTCTTCACCGAATAAAATTACCACAGTTCCGTAATTTTTGTTTTCAGTTTTCCAATCAAAACTAAACATTGTAGCTTCGTCTGGGTTGTCTACGGCTACGCCCTTGGCATCCAAAATCTCAGGCTCAAAGTCCCGGGTGATTAAGATATTGTATAGTTGAGTTTGTGGTGAATTCTGCATAATTGTATTTATTACATTGACATAATGAACGGCAAAGGTTCAATGATGCTGTCTTGGTGATCTCGCATTTGAGTGTCTAGTTCACTGTGATAGCTTTGCAGTACCTGCAGCATGCGTGTTACCAACAAAGTTGCCATGATCAAATCGTCAGTTTCGCCTGGTTTAGCTGCATAGCCGACACCGT